GTCTCAGGTAGTATATTTGGCGGCGTATCTGGGAATAAGATTACTGCTATTGCTGGAGAGTCTTCTACTGGAAAGACTTTTTTCTCTCTCGCCGTTGTTAAGAACTTTCTTGATTCTAATCCCGATGGTTACTGTCTCTACTTTGACACTGAGGCTGCTATCACTAAATCTCTTTTAGAAAGTCGCGGAGTTGATACTTCTCGTTTAGTCGTTGTTAATGTAGTTACTGTTGAAGAATTTCGTGGAAAGGCACTTAAAGCAGTAGACTTGTATATGAAAAAACCTGTAGAGGAACGAAAACCTTGCATGTTTGTGCTAGACTCTTTAGGAATGCTTTCTACAGATAAAGAGATTACTGATGCTCTTAATGATAAACAAGTGCGTGATATGACTAAATCTCAACTTGTAAAAGGTGCTTTTAGGATGCTTACACTTAAATTGGGACAAGCAAACATTCCAATGATTGTTACTAATCATACATATGATGTTATTGGATCTTATGTTCCTACTAAGGAAATGGGTGGAGGTAGTGGTTTAAAATATGCAGCATCAAGTATTGTCTATCTTTCTAAAAAGAAAGAGAAAGATGGAACCGAAGTTGTTGGTAATATTATCAAAGCTAAAACTGCTAAATCGCGTTTGAGTAAAGAAAATAAAGAGGTTGAAATTCGTTTGTATTATGATGAACGTGGTCTTGACCGATATTATGGTCTTCTTGAACTTGGTGAAGAAGTCGGAATGTGGAAAAATGTTGCTGGTCGTTATGAGATTAATGGTAAGAAAATTTATGGAAAGGAAATTCTAAAAAATCCAGATCAGTATTTTACAGAAGAAGTAATGCAGCAACTTGATATTGCGGCAAAGCAACAATTTTCTTATGGTATAAAGGATGTATAATATTGTAGATTGCTTTATTTACTTTAACGAAAAAGAACTTCTAGAACTGAGAGTTAATTTACTTAAAGATTATGTTGACAAATTTATAATTGTTGATGGAAATTATACTTTTAGTGGAATACCGAAAGAATTTACTTGTAAAAAAGTAATAAAAGAACTTCAATTACCAGAGGATATTATTGAAGTAATTGAAGTGGATTTATCTTTAGAAAATTTAGATCCTGCCAGTGATTATGAAAAACAATGGGTACCTGATGCTAAACATGCTTCAAGAGAAAAAACTCAAAGAGATGCTATCTCAAGATGTTTAAAAACAAATAATTTTGATCAAGATACAGTCTTTATAATTGGTGATTGTGATGAAATCATTAATCCCAAATATATTCAAATGATGTGTAACTTTGCAAGACAAAAAAGAGATAAGATTTTTAAAGTTGATTTGGTTCAACTTGAAGGCAGATCTGATTTTAGAGTTTATAATAAAAATACAAATAAACCTTTTGAATGGAGATACTCTTTGTTCTTTTGCCTTAAAGAGCATATTAAAACTATTGGAATAAACGATATTAGAAATGATTATAATAATCCATATCCAATAGTTTGGCCATATACATCTCCAAGAGATGAGAATGGAATTCATATTTCGGGAGAAAGAATGCAAGATCTTGGATGGCATTTTACTTGGATGGGAAATAATAATAATCGAAAAATAAAATCACAATCTTTTAGTCACCATAAACAAGAGTTTGATTTTATAATTCACAAAAGTTATGAAACTGATGAAATGAAAAAATTTATTAATGAATATGAATTTTTTGATGGAAATATTCCACCATCTGGTGACATTAATTGCATTATAAAAAAATATCCAATAGAAAATCTCCCTCAAATCATATTTCAATTACCAAGAGTTAAAGAATTTTTATTACCATCTTATAATGATTTAAAAAATTCCACATCTCTTAAAAACTTTTTTGATTATATTTTACCTTAAATGGAACGAATTGAAACTACAGTCCTCAGAAACTTGATATATAATGAAGATTATTCGCGGAAAGTTATTCCTTTCATACAACCAGATTATTTTGAGAGCAAATCCGAAAAAATTATTTTTGAGGAAATTGTTCAATTCATTGTTAAATATGGTTCATCAATTACCCTCGAAGCACTCAATATTGAGGTAGAAAATCGTACAGATTTAACGGAAGATCAAATAAAAGAAATTAGAGAAATTAATTCTTCTTTTAATGATTTTCCTGTAGAAAAGCAATGGTTACTTGATACAACTGAAAAATGGTGTCGTGATCGTGCGATTTATCTGGCACTCATGGAATCTATTCATATTGCTGATGGGAATAATGAAAAAAAGAACCGTGATGCTATACCCAGTATTCTTTCTGATGCATTAGCAGTTTCTTTTGATAACAATATTGGTCACGACTACTTACAAAATTACGAAGAGAGATATGAGTTTTATCACAGAAAAGAAGACAAAATTGAATTTGATCTTGAATATTTTAACAAAATCACAAAAGGTGGGCTCCCTAACAAAACTCTTAATATCGCTCTTGCTGGTACGGGTGTCGGCAAATCTTTATTCATGTGCCATGTTGCTAGCTCCGTCTTGCTCCAAGGGAGGAACGTTTTGTACATTACGATGGAAATGGCAGAAGAACGTATTGCTGAAAGAATTGATGCAAATCTCTTAAATGTTCCTATTCAACAGTTGACAGAACTACCACGTCAAATGTTTGAAAGTAAGGTTACTAATTTATCAAAAAAGACACAGGGTACTTTAATTATTAAAGAGTATCCCACTGCTTCTGCACATAGTGGTCATTTTAAAGCACTTTTAAATGAGTTATCTTTGAAGAAATCATTTAAACCAGATATCATTTTTATTGATTATTTAAATATTTGTGCTTCTAGTAGATATAAGTCCAACTTATCTGTTAACCCTTATTCATATATTAAAGCAATCGCAGAAGAACTTCGTGGATTGGCAGTAGAATTTAATGTTCCTATCGTATCTGCAACTCAAACAACACGAAGTGGATATGGTAATTCTGATGTTGAACTAACGGACACGAGTGAATCATTCGGTCTTCCAGCAACTGCAGATCTAATGTTTGCTTTGATATCTACTGAGGAATTAGAACAACTTGGTCAGATTATGGTTAAGCAGTTAAAGAATAGATATAATGATCCAACAATTTATAAAAGATTTATTGTTGGAATTGATCGTGCAAAAATGCGTCTTTATGATTGTGAACAAACTGCTCAAAAGGACATACTTGACTCTGGACAGGATGAGGTGTATAATGATCAGGAAGATAAAAAACCTAAAAAGACATTTGATGGATTTAAATTTTAAACTTATATGAAAAAAATATTTTTTGATTGTGGATCTCATTTATTTCAAGGATTTGATTCATTTGTATCCATCTGCAATATTGATGAAAATTGGGAATGTTATTCTTTTGAAGCAAATCCAATAACGTATGAATTATCTAAATCAAAATATGAGAGTCTTTTGAATCAAGGATTTAAAATAAATCATTATAATTATGCCGTTCTTGATAAAGATGATTACGTTGATGTAAATTGTACTATTGCACATGATTACGATTGTTCAGTAACTGGTTCATATACTGGACAGGGATCAAATGTTTTATCTAATCCACCTCAAGGATGGAACTTTACATATGATGAATCTAAGTATAAAGTTAAAACCATAGACTTCTCTAAATTTTTAAAGGAAAATGCAACCCCTGATGATTATGTTGTAGTAAAAATGGACATAGAAGGCAGTGAATTTCCAGTAATTGATAAGTTAATTCTGGATAATATGATGAAATATATAAATGTCCTTTATGTTGAATATCATGAAAAGTTTTTTGATGATGTAAATTTTTATTCTACAAAAAAAGAAAACCATATAAAAATATTTGATCTGGCAGGTTCTAAAATAGAACCATGGTTTTAATAATTAAATTGAAAATGTAAACTATTAAAAGAAAACTATGACTGAATCTATTAAACACGTTAATTTTGATAAATATGCAGAGTTTGTGGATGCTGTAACTTCTGATGCATCCAAAGACTTTCTTGCTCTTTCTGATCGTTTGGTTGCTCTTGATGAAAAGGGTGCAAACATCGAACGTCTTTTGACTGCCGCTGTTGGTATCAATGCCGAAGGTGGTGAATTCATGGAAATTGTCAAGAAAATGATATTCCAAGGAAAACCTTATAATGAAGATAATCGTGAGCACATGATTATTGAATTGGGTGACATTATGTGGTATGTTGCTCAAGCATGTATGGCACTCGATGTTACACTTGATGATGTTGTTGCTCGTAATGTTCAAAAACTTCTAAAGCGTTATCCTGAAGGTGCTTTTGATGTTTATTTCTCAGAAAACCGTGCTGCTGACGACCGATGACTAAAGAAAAACAAGTAACTCTTAAAATGGATACCCGTTGTGCTGCGGCAGTCCGTCAAATTCTTTTTGAAGCACAAAAAGGATATACATATGACGAAGAAAGTATTCCTCCTCGTATTAGTGATATTCGAAATGTAATTAGAGATCTTGATGATAATATTGGTGCAGTTCTAAACACAAACTAAATATTTTAAAAAAATGTCTTTGATTGGAAAAAGAAAAGGTAGACCAACTACAAGAATACAATTTGATTCTATTTTAAAAACATTTTTAATTTTTTTAAAAAGAGAACTTAGAATCACATTTGATATTCCAATCATAATGATTGATGATGCAGATTTTGCTAAAAAAATGACTGCTTTTGGACTTATAACAGATGATAAAATTATCTATCTTAGTATTATTAATCGTCATCCGGTAGATATTTTAAGAACTCTTTCTCATGAAGTTATTCATTATAAACAACTTTTAGAAAAGGGAGTAATAAAATCTCATGCAGGAAGTCCTGAAGAAAATTTTGCAAATGCAAAGGCAGGAGAAATATTAAGAAAGTATGGTAAACTTCATCCCGAATTATTTGACTTAATGCCAATTAGGTGATATAATTCTTTTTTCTGGGGATATAGCTCAGTTGGTAGAGCGCGGTCTTTGCAAGGCTGATGTCAGGAGTTCGAGTCTCCTTATCTCCATAATACTAAATACTTTATATTATGTGTAGAAGAATACTCATATAAAGTAATGAAATTATTTTCAACATTTATTACAGAAGCAACTTCTGCATCACAGCAAGCAAAAAAATTAGCTTTAGTTGGTGATGGACATGGGGGTTGGTACAATAGAGCGACTGGTGAATTTGAAGCGAAAACTGTTAATGGCGCACTTCAATTTTTTAACAAAAGACAAAGAGTTCCTGGAAAAGATCCGGCACAAACTCCAAGAGAAAAGCAGATTGCTTCTCCAAGTTATAATGATCCTGCAGCGATGCAACCAGTTCCCCAGCAGATGCCTCAGGAACAAGTGCCTCAGGAACAGATGCCGCAAGAACAAACACCTGTAGAGCAAGTTCCACAAAGTTTTATACCTGTCGAAAAAACAAAAGGTATTTTAAATATTGTTTTTGGTAGATTTAATCCACCGACAGTTGCTCATCAAGAACTTATGGACACTGCAGCACAAATTGCTGCAGAAGAGGGTGGAGAATATATAATTGTTCCCTCAAGAAGTTTTGATTCTAAAAAGAACCCCTTAGATCCAGATACAAAAATATTTTTCATGAGAAAATTATTTCCCGATCATGGAGAAAGAATTGTAAATGATCCGAATCAGATTACAGTTTTTGATACATTAAAAAAAGCACACAATGATGGATATTCCAGAATAAGAATAGTATGTGGAAATACTAGAGCAAAAGAGTTTGAGAATTTGTCCAATAATTATAATGGTCAATTATATGAATTTGATGGAATTGAAGTTTTTCCTGTAGGTGAAATTGACGCTGATGGTAAAGAAGTTGATGGCATAACTTCTTCGAGAATGAGACTCGCAGCTGCAGAAGGAGATCTTGTCACCTTTAGAAATTTAATTCCAGCATCAATTCCAAGAAAAGAAATTATTCAAATCTTTGATTTGGTTCGTCAAGGTATGGGAATTGAAGAAATTCAACAAGAAGGTTATAATCTTTGGGAAATTGCACCAAAATATGATGCACAAGGTTTGAGAGAGAATTATGTTTCTGGAAATATTTTTAAGGTTGGAGATATTGTCGAAAATTTAAATACAGGTCTTTCTGGTAATATTATTCGTAGAGGAACGAATTATTTAATTTGTGTTACTGAAGATGGTATGATGTTTAAGTCTTGGATTAAAGATGTTTCCGAATCATATAGTGAAAAACATATGTCAAGAAAAATGAGACTTCCTGGAAAAAGAAATACTTTAATTGGTACTGATGGATATAGAAAAAATGCAATGGAAGTAATGGGAGTATCTAATATAAAGAATTTCATAAATAGAAATAGAAAAAAAGTAAAGTAAAAAGTTTTCTCATGAAAAAGCATATTGCTGAAGATTTACCTGCAAGAAAGTTTCCTCAGGCATCTTTATCAAAAGGTAGTGATGCAAACCGTGGAGGTGGTGACAGAGGCCGTGAAGGTGGTGATAGAGACCGTGAAGGTGGTGAATCTAAAACTCCAGAAAAGAGAGTTAGACAGGCTGTTTATGATATTAAATATCGTGCAAGAAGAGAAAATATTCCTTTAAGATCTGCATATACTCAATATATGCAGAATAGTTCTATGTCAGAACAAGAAAAATCTATGGTAAGAGAAAAACTCTTTGGTAAGGGTGGAATTGTTAAGGAAGCATACTTGGAAGGTGTTTCGGAATTAGCATCTTCTTCTGTTGCAAAAGCACTCTATAATGTTTTTGTTGAACCAAAAACCGAAGTCGTTAATTATAATCAATTAAAAGGTGAATTAGAAGAAGCGTCACATTTTAATAGTTACAACAAGGAAAACGCAAAAAAATATAAAGTAAGGGTAACTGACAATAGTGGAGTATCTTATGTAAGATATGCCACTCGTGAAAAAATTAATTCTTTGAGAGCAAATCCAAATATTAAAGAAGTTGAAATGACTGAATATGGCGAACCATATGAAGGTGAAAAGAAAAAAGGAGAAAGAACTGCAGCAGCAACGGCAGGTAAAGATTGGGATGGTGATGGTAAAAAAGAAAGTGGTGCAAAAGAGTATCGTGGAGTTGTTCATAATGCAATTCAAAAAAGAAAAGGTGGAACTCCAGATGGCAAAGATACTTCAAGCGTCAAAGAAGAATTTCTTGGTGAATTAACTGATGAAAAAACTATTGATGTGAAAAGAGGTAAAAAAAATAAAATTGTAGTTCATCACAAAGGTGATGATGGTAAAGGTATGAATGAAAGTTCGTATTCTAAATTTTTAGAATTATTAAGTGAAAAGAAGATGACTAAAAGTGAAAAAGCAAAAGAAAAAAAATTGAAAAATAAGTATGATAAATCTGGAATGAAAGCATCTATGAAGAAGCAATATGGCGAAAAGGGTGAAGATGTATATTTTGCAACTATTCGCAAGAAGGCAATGAATGAAGAGTCTTGCGGAACTGATAAAAAAACTGAAGATGATCCAAGATCAATGCCAACTAAAGTTTCTAATTTTAAAAATAAATTGAGAGCAATGGGTCTCAAGATGTCTTATGAACCAGAAGGTGAGGTTCTTGATGAAAGAAGGAGAGAAGATAAGGGTAAGCCAAGACCAGAAAGAAACCGTGCTGTGGAATTTGTGAGATCTCAAGATAAAAAAGGTATTACGACTAGAAGTGGTAGAACTATTGCAAAACATGAGGAAGAAAGAGGAGTACCTGAAAGAGACCGTCCTTCAGAAAAAGAAGAAACAACAGCAGATAGAGTTGCAGCAAAGAGACAAAGAA